TCTCAATTGTTTCTTGCGTTGACGCTCTCTCACTCATCTTATCCACTTGAGCCAACAATAAAGCAACCTGTGCCTTAATATGCTCAACTTCTAATTGAGTTTGAGACTTCAAATCTGCATCTTGTGCCTTACCATGAACATTTAGCTCTGCAACGTACTTACGCTCAGAGTCACGCATCTCAATGTCGTGTGCCCTAGCAGTCTGGCGCATGAGTTCACGCTTGGTTTCTTCTGTTTCTTGCATCTGTTTAACAGACAATCCAAACTTCTGCTCCATTTGCATCTGTTGAATCTGTTGCTGGAGTTGCTTAATAACAGCCTGAGACTGCTGAAGTTGCATCTGAACCTGTGGAGGAACGTCAGATTTTTCATTAATCTGCGCCAATGGATTTGATGCTGCCATTCTGTCGGCAATAACGTCTGAACCAGGGAAATCCATATTGCGGAAGATCAAGTCCCCAGCGGTTTGCATCAATGTAGGGTCTGCACCGAGTAATGACATCATGGAATCGACCGCTTCTTGGCGCTTAGAGTTGTATCCTGGGCCAGTATCCATCACAACATCGTATTCACCGACTGTGACATCGTTTAAGACCTCAACAACACCCATTTCGTTAACTTTACGCTCGTTCAACGTAATCAGATCAGGCTTACCATCATCACCAATAATGCGTAAAACACGTTCTGTGTCGTAAACCTGTGGAATTAGGTCAAGAATAATCTTGCCAGTCCAGCGTAATGATCTAGTGAAGTTATCGTAATAATGGTAATTAGTTAGATCAATCTGTTGTTGTTGACCATTAAGAGCTTTGCCAGAGATATTGCCTGTCGGAATTTGATTTGGATCAAAAACACCCAAAACAGACTTCAAATCTTGGTCAATAACTGCCATTGCGCCCATCACTCCGCTTGGAGGAGGCTCTGGCTGAATCCTTGTAGGCACAGGAGCTGGTGTGCCCTCAATGTCCTTCATCTTATATCTAAGAACAGGGAAAGCCTTAGTATTAGCTTGTGCCCATTCTTGCTCGTGTCCTTCGTCTTGACCTTCTGCGAGTAACCATTTTGCCTTTGGCGCAAGAGCAATCGACTCGGTCATTGAAGTATACCAATAGTTATACATCCGTTGCGGGTCTTTTGCCTGCCTAATTAGTCCAAAACGCTTACGCTTAGAGTCAACAATTAACTGCTGCCCATATACTGGCACAACAGGAATGTACTTGCCTGGCCAAATTCCGTCTTCAAGTATCTCCATTGCAGTCATTTTGACCCAATGAATCTCTTTCTTAACAGTCTCACGCTTATCTAATATCTCAATGCCAGGCATTTCTTCGTATTCATCCTTAAACACTTTACTGCCGTCAGACAACATATAAAGTGTTGTTTTTGTGCGAACAGTATAGAAGTATTCAGCGATACGGATGTCCTCTTTCATCACCCAATTAGCGTCAGAGTCCCCAGTTCCACGCAATGTGAAGTTACTTTCTTGGGCATTGGGATACATCTGCCTAAATGCAGACTTAGGAATAATCTCTGTAATCATGCACTCTTCAGCGTCAGAGCCATCAGGCATGACAGAGTTTGGGTCAAAGTAGACAGTAAATGGATTTGTGATCTGCTTGATGTAGATTTCTTGGTCAAAAGAATCGTCAGCAATATAGTCTGTCGTTACCCTCCAATATCCCCAACCCATGCGAACCTGAAAATCGTTTGCATTATCGTAGGCTTGGTCAGCATCAGATTGCACCTCGATGTGCCTGAATATACCAGTAATAATGTCGGCTAACTTCTTGTCAGACTGAGAGTTCATGCCGTGGCACTTCATTCTCGGACGTTGTTGCCTGATCTGGTTTGTGATCTGACGTACAGATGGATCTATCTTATTAATAGTAAGACATGGACGAGCTTCTAATGTGCGACTGTTTTGTATCTCAACAGGCCATTGATCTCCAGCGCCAAAGCGTAAGTCTTCCAATGCTTCGGAACGATTAGTAGAGTCAGCTTCGTTAGCTAACTGTAAGAATTTTTTAGCTTGTTCAATGCGATCGTCAAAGTCACCGCTTTTTGTGTCTTCAGCCATGTTACACCTTTTTTAGCATTTTAACCCATCCAATTGCCTTGAGGCAAATTTAATTGTTTAGGCTTACCCAGTTTTTTGGGTTCATTAATCATGAGTCCTATGTACCTGAACGCATCTGCGCCATGCGACCAAATATCGTGTAGCGGAGTTTTGGAGAACTGCTTTGTGTCTGGATCAACCTCATACCGATAATGTCTCAAGCATTGTAATCCTTGATGGCAATTCTCTCGGTCAAAATAACAGTTAGAGAATATAGTCCTTGCAGCGTTAATTGAGTCAACAATTGGCACTTTTGGTAAAATTCTGGTCTTAAACCCTGCAGCTCTAACTATCTCCTCGATTGATCTTCCATTACCTGCCAAAGTCTTATTCTCTGCGTCATGTGGTAACCAAAGCGTATCAAAGACATATCCAAATGTCTGGCACTTGGCAAGAATGTCGCTTATCTTGGTTTGGTTAACCTCAAAATAACGAATAAGCCTAGTCTCCATTCCAACAAACTGAAGAAACCAAATGGCAGTATTGTCAGACCATCCAAGGTCAAAGATCATATGAACTGGCTTGGTAGCATCGTACGGAACTCTTGTAATCCGTCCGTCTAACTCAGCCATTTGTATCTCTTTCTGGAATATCGCACCATCCACAGTCTTACGGCATAGACCCTCCCAAACTGTGTTGTATGCCTCAACATCTCGTGCTTTAAGCTGGTCTTTCTCATCCTTCAGCGTTTGCGGAAACCAAGGGTTATCAGACCAGTTGATTTTTGTAACCACAGAATTGGGCGGAGGATTTAGCACAAACCTTACGTAAGTTTCGTCTGTCTCTAACTCAGGGTTAAAAGAAATCCATATCTCTGAGTTTTCTTTACGAATCGTAGGAATTAAAACATCCCATGACATTCTGCTAACACTTTGCGCCTCTTCTACCCAACAAATGTCAGCACCCTCGTGCGACTTTACGTTGGCAATATTGTTCTTTAGACCGACAAAGTTAAACTCTGTGCCGTTTTTGCCTCGAATTGTGTTTTGTGTGATTTCGTAAAATCCGTCCAGTTTCAGCGCCATAACCTGATCGGACAGTAATTTGTGTACAGAATCCTTCATAGAGGTCATGTACTCACGAGCGCAAAGCACTCTCAATGTCTTTTGTGCGCCTTTAATTAGTAATGCTCTAGCAACTCCCCAAGACTTAGCGCCTCCTCGTCCTCCGTATAAAACCCTATATCGTGAATACTCAGGGTTAAATAAACATTGCAGCTTCTGGGGAAACTCTGCATCAACTTTCATCTGGCTTGACGAAGTTAACAGCTATGTTAGTGACCAATGGCGCTCCATCAGCCCCAGTTATTTCTTGTTTTACGCTTTCTCTGTACTTCTTCGGGAATCTCGCTGCCATTGACCTAGACCAAATTGATGCGTTTAGCCTGTCGCTTTCTTTGTTCTCAACCATGTGAGTTTGAGCTATTGTCTCCCACCACTCTAACTCGTATTGCTGTGCAAGTTCCAAGGCATGTAAAAATTCTGGATATTGATCTCTCCAGTTATATAAAGTTTTAGTTCCTACACCCAAAGTACAACCAATGGATTCAATTGACTTGCCCAGACGACCTTGCTCGATAGCTATCTGACAATAGCTTGGATCGTATTTACTAGGTCTTCCTACTGGGCGAGTTTCCATGATTATTCTTTTGGTTCTACGTCTGTAGGTTGGTTAGCTGGGTTCTCAGGATGAGCGTCAAATTGCTTTTTGCCCTCTACGTTGAGCTTGTTGTGCAGATCGACTACCAACTCCATCGGGAGCTTTCTGAGTCCAGCGAGGATAAGTTCTAGTTCTTGTACTGTGTGTGAGAAGTCTAATTTAATCATTTTTTACCTTGTGCGTGTTTTCGACCTGGGCCTTTTTTTGTTGAATGTGGGTTTGCGCCTGATTGCCACTTCATAAATAGGTGTTCATCTACACCCATTGCAATCAGTAAATGGACGGCTAAACTGGCTTTCATTTCTTTTTAGCTTTCTTTTCTGCTTCACGCTTTACATTCAGCGCAATCGCAACCGCTTGTTTTTGTGGTTTACCAGCCTTGATTTCAGCTTCTATGTTTTTACCAACATTTTTCTCTAATTTTGACTTAATTAGTGGCATATTCTTCCTTTCTTTTAGATTTACTCATTTTTTGTCTTGTTTCATCACTTATTGGATTTAATTCAAATCTCTTTTTTTGCGATTCTCTCATTTTTTGTCGTGTTTCTTCTGAAACTTCACGACCTTTCATTTTTTTCCTCATGTAATCTTTATGTTCTTGGGTATGATTTTTACCAGCAAAAGTACATTTTTCAATCATTTTTTGAGTTCTAATACGTTTTTTATTAGATTCTCGTACAGCATCTTTTACATGATCTGGTAATTTTATGCCTTTTGCATATTTATTACCTATCATTGCTTTTGATTTATTCTTTCTAGCAATTTCATATAACCTTGAATTAAAATATGCTTCCCTGCCTTTCATAATAATAAATGCACTCCACATTTGATTATTATCATAAATATGCGCTAACAAAGCATGAGCAATAAAATGCTCTCTAGCCGTCAAAAATACCAAATTATCTAAATTATCAGAACCACCCATACTTTTTGGCAAAATATGGTGAAGCTCTTGATATTGATTTAATTTTTCTCTATTTTTAGCTTTATTTATTAAAGCCTCATACATTTTTTGGTGATTCATCAGGTTCTTCTACAAAACATACGTCTTGCCATGATAGCACAAGGAACTTCTCGTCCCCGTCCTTAAAGTCATGGTATTTTAAATATTCGTCTTTGTAGTCTTTGGCTAGTGTACCAAACCAAATCTTGTCACCGACCTTAAGGCCTTCGTCCGCTGCCTCGTCCCCTACTGCGACTACATAACCGCAAGTATCCGCTTCTGCGGTTTGTATATACAAAGTCGATACGATTCTTGGTATGGGTTTGACAATGATCTTGTCTCGGATTGGCTTCATGGTATTTGCCTCCGACTAAGTTTGTTGTTTTTTGGCTTCAAAACTTC